CGACTCCCAGACCTGCTGGAAGCCGGTGGTGAAGTTGGTCCAGGTCTTGGACAGGAACGCCGTCGTCTCGATCCACGCGACTTCAAGCGCGTGGAAGACGATCTCGGCGGCCGCCAGCGCCCCGTACCACATGCCGTAGGCGGTGGAGACGAAGAACTCCTTGGCGTCGAGCCAGACCTTGTTCAGCGCGGCGACGCCCTGCTGCCAGACCACCTTGAGCGACAGCCACAGGATCTCCGCTGCCAGTGCGATATCGCCCGCCGCGAGGGCGTCGGAGATGCCCCCGACCACCTTGGCCACCCAGTCCCGCAGGCGAGTGAACTGCTCGCCGAGCCAGGCCAGGGCCTCGCCGCCAGCGCCGGTGGTGACGATGAGCACGCCGCCGAGCGCCACGATCGCGGCGATCGCCAGGCCGACCGGCGACAGGATCGCTGCGATGGCGGCCCCGATGAGGCTGAACGCCGTGCCGATCCCGCCGATAACCCCGGCGACGATGCCGAGGGTTGCGCCGATGCCGGAGATGATGTAGCCGAGCGCGATGATGGCGACACCCGCTACCGCGACCGCCGCCGCGACCTTGAGCGCCCACACGACGGTCTCCCGGTTGGCCTTGATCCAGGCCGTGGCGCTCACGATGATGCGGGTGATGCGTTCGGCGATGTCCTTGAGGAGCGGTGCGAGCGCCCCGCCGATCGTGAACACGCCCTGCTTGAGCACCTTCCAGAGGGTGCCGAGGGCGTCGTTGAGCTGCGCAGCGTCGCGGGCGGTCTCGGTGCTGACGGTCAGGCCGAGGCGCCGGGCCTCCTCCTGCATTGCCTCGATCCCCGCCACGCCGTCGGCCATGAGCGGCAGGAGCTTGGTCCCGGCCTTGCCAAAGACCTCCATCGCGATGGCGGCCCGCAGCGTGGGGTCCGCCACCTTGGAGATCCGATCGGCCAGAACCTTGAACTGCTGCTCCGGGGAGAGCCCGGCCAGTTGCGCTGCGCTGATGCCCAGCCGGTCGAGGGCCTCGACCGCGGTGCTCGTCCCCTGCGCCGCCTCTCCCAGCGTGCGCTGCATGATCCGCACGCCCGCCTCGAGCGCTTCCAGGTCCGCGCCCGAGAGCTCGGCGGCATACCCCAGTTCCGACAGCGCCTCGACGCTGACGCCGGTGCGGATGCTCATCTTGTCGAGCACATCCCCCATCTCCGAGAAGACCTTGGCGGTGCCGAGGAGGCCCGCGGCCGCCGCCACTCCGATCCCGGCCAGTCGGGTGCCGATCGAACGCAGCCCCGCGCCGAAGGCTTCGAGTTGCTTCTGGGCGCGGCGAAGCCCGGCGGTGAGCTTGTCGCTCACGCCCAGCTCGACGAACGCCCGTCCAGCCCGGATGCCCCGCGTGTCGGCCACCGATCAGGCTCCCTTCCGAATGGAGTTCCGCCAAAGCAGCGGCAGCTTCGGCCGTTCCTGTTCCAGCGCCGGGGCCATGTACGGCCGCGCGGCGATCTTGACCCTTTGCGATGTGAGCCGACCGCCCCGCCGTCGAAGCACGACCGTGTCACCGCCGTACTCCAGGACGTTGGGCGCGACGCTCTTCTTGAACCCCACCGGGCCGACGACCACTGAGTCCGCCGCTTTGTCGTACCCGAACAGGATCAGCCGGCGCAGGCTCCCCTCGTGCGAGTGGGGAGGCTTGCCCGCGGGCGCGGAGCCCTTCCGCTTGCGGATGCTCGTGCGGGCAGCCGTGCGGATGAATGCGCCGGCCTTGCTGAGCACCTTCCGCTTGGCCCCATCGACCGCGCGGACTACCGCCGCGCGATCGAAGAACATGTCCTTGATCCGCATGGTGATCACGGCGTGCTCTCCGTCACGATCTGCGGCATGCGTTGGTTGATGAACACGTCCTTGAGCACGGTGATGTCTGCCTTGATGGGTCTCGAACGCTTGGCAAATGGGTCGAAGTCGCTCGGGTGGAGCCGTCTGGACCGGCGCGGATCGCGGAGCAGATTCGCCATAGCCGCCATGACCGCCGATGCAATCGACCAGTCGTGGCGCTGCCTGCCATCGAGCATCGCCACCAACTCGCGGAGCGTCAGGGGGCCGGGGTCGATGCCGAGAACTCCGGCGCACTGGTGGACAAGCTTCCAGCAGTCGCATCCCCGGAGAGCAGGCGGTCCGCCAGGCGATCCAGTTCGCCGCTCTCCAGCTTCTTCTCGACCAGGTCCCGGGCACGGTCCATCACCTTCCGCGTGGCCTGAAGCACCCGCCCGAGGTTGGCCCGGTCCCTCGGGCTGGGGCAGAAACCCACGAGCTCCTCCAGCACCGCCGTCGTGGCAGCTTCGATGGCGTCGCCCGCCATCGCCTTGCCGAACTCCTCGTCAGAGATGCTGCGGCTGTCGGCCTCGGGCTTGCAGATCGCGTAGACCACGTCGCAGAGCAGAACGGGATCACGGATCAACTTCTCGATCAGCGTCCCCTCGATGACCTGCATGAGGTCCTCGCCGGTGAGCCCACGCACGCGCTTGATGGCGGTGACGTTGATCTCAACCGACCACTGCCGCCCCTGGTTGTCTTTGAACGATCTCATGCGTGCCTCCATGACTCCGGACCCGACAGCAATCCGACTCCAATCCGACTGCATTCCGACAGACTCAGCCGCCGATCCATGAAGGAGCCGTCGCCGAGTACGTCACCTTGGCGGTGACCGACACCGTGATCGCCTCCTCCAGCGCCTCGTTGCGCGAGAAGTTGGTGATGGAGAAGTCCGCCTGCAGGCCCTGCCCGCTGGTCTCATCCAGAATCTGGAAGCCGATGGGGTCATTGCCGAAGAACGCGTTCTTGATGGCCGTGAACCCGGCGTCCGCCGTATCCCACACCATCTCGAAGTCCACGCTGGCCTCTTTGAGCGTGGCGACCGTCGCCCGCCAGCCGCTGTTGGCGCGGGTTGTCACGTCCGCCTCGCCCGCCTCGAGGTTGAGAGTCACGTCGCGGGTGTTACCCAAGACCGTCCACGAGCCAGCGCCGCCTTGCCCGCCGACCTTGTAGAGCAGCTTGGCCTCCATGCCGAGTTTGATCGCCATCGTCGTTCTCCTGCGCTATCCGGCCGTGTGGCCGACCACGAATACCACCTCGCCCGCCTTGCTCCGCACCAGGAGCTCGTTGAGGTCAACCCGCTCGAAACGGAACTGCATGCCCGCTGGTAGTTCAACCTCCGGCCCCTTCCCGTCCGTCAGGACTGCGTCCTGCGTGTTCTTCTCCGAGGCAACCAGCGTGAACGTCGCGACCAAGCGCTCCTCGGAGAGCGGCTTGAGTTCGTCGGACAACTCGACCTTGAGGAACACGACATTCCGCACGGCTACCTCCGCACCCGATAGGTAACGCTCAGGACACTGGTGAACACGCGGTGCTGTTCGAGCGACTCGCTCGACACCACGGGCTCGTGGGCGATTCCAGCCCACGCCGCCTCGGGCGCATCGGGCAGCCGCTTGAGCCGCAGGTGATCGGTGATCTCCTCGACGAGGTCGAGCAGGGCCTCGATCTCGGCGTCGGCCCCCTCTGCGGAGAGTTTTTTCTGAACGCCCACATCCACGACGCACTCGAAGAGGCTGCTGTCCCGGCTCGCCGTTGTGATACCTGACGTGCGCGGAACCACGGACACGCGGAGTTCCTTGAGGTCATCCAGTGTGAATGCTGGTTGAAACATCCGCGTCGCGCTCACGGGCTGGCTAAACGTGCCAGCGTTGACGTGGGCGGTGACGGCATCGGCGATGGAGAGGATGGTGCTCAGGAATGCTCCTTATGACTCGGTCCCGATGTGCTTGGTGTGAATCCGCAGTGCCTTGCGGTACGGGTCGCTGTACCGGAACGGCGGCTGTCCACCCGGGGCATTCACCTCGTACAGGAACACGGTCGCGCCGACTGTCTCGCGGACCTGATCACCCGCACGAGGAACTGTCGGACCCGAACCCAGATCGAGGTCGGCCGTCCGCACTAGGAAATCGCGAGACTCGGTACGATGGATGAGGCCCGAGTCATCGGCCTGCTCAAACTCGGTGCGCCCAACGGTGGCAATGACCTCTTTGGCTTCGGCACCGCGCTGGTAGACCACCGACCGGCTCATGTGCCGATGCCGCTGGTCATCCAGGAACGCCGCGCCCTGTTCAAGCAGATCTGCCACGGTGTCTCCTTACTGCTGGAGGCGAACACGTACGATGGTGTCGGCGTCAACCGTCGTCTTGACCGTCTTGCCGATGAGCTTGTTCGCGCCTGCGGCCGCGTTCTTCGTGGCGACGCTGTTTGCAGCGTCCCAGTATGTCAGCGTGCCGACGGGGATTGCGCTGCCCACGCCACCGGCCTTGGGGAAGTCGAACACGCCGGTGATCGCGAGCGATCCCAGCTGGCCAGCCTTCAGATCGATGCGTGTGACGCCCACAAGGTCCGCCTGCACAACCACGGTGCCCGCAGTTGTGTCCGCAACTGGGGTGTAGTCGATCGCTGCGCCTTCGTGAACGAACTTGACTGGTGAAGCCGATGCCATGTCTGAGTCTCCGTTTCCGGGATCGATCCCGGACTCTTCTTCGATCCCGCCGGGGGGCTCTGCACCACCCGACACCCTTAGACCTCGCCTTTGCTCTTGATCGCGGCCCGTGCATCCTGCATGGCCACGCCGAAGTCGAAGTAGCCGCGCCACTGCATGCCGAGCGTGTTGAAGTCGGTGTCGCCGCTTTCGATGGTGGGCGTGCGCTTGCCGCGCAAGTAGGCGATCTCCATCGCGGCCACATCAGAGGGATTGGCGAACAGATACCACGCCTTGGCGCTGGAGCCGCTGAAGCCCTGCGAGTTGAGGTATGGCGTAGCGACCGGTTTCCACTTGCCCACATGCGGGTTGGCGGCAGGCTTGCCCTTATCCGTCGTGGTGGTCTCGTTGAGTCGCGTCTCGGTCATCAGCACCTGCGCGGTGACCTTGAGCGCCGACGGCACGAGCAGCACGGCGGGCGAGAGCAGGATCGGCTTGCCGTCCGTGTCGGTCTGGTCAAGGAACAACTGCTCGCCCTGCGTCAGGGAGTCGATGCCGAGGTTCGTCGCCGCGCCTGAGATGAAGTTCTTGTTGCCGACGCTGAAGAAGTTCGATGGATTCGACAGAAGCAGCTCGAACACCGCCTCCTCCCGCTTGAGCGCCGACATGCGACCAATGATGCGGGGGATCTGGAGGAACGCCCCCAGGTCGTCGTTGATCATCATTTGCCGCGTGAGCGCGATCATGCGGCCGTACGTCTCGACCTTGTTGGTGTACGCCTGCTCACTGAGACCCGCGTGCTTGAGTTCGCCATCGGGGCCGACCTTCTCGAAGACGCCTGTGCCGGTGAGCCGGTAGCGGGTGACCTCCTTGAAGTCATTCACGTCCGTCTCGGCGCAGAAGTTCCCGACCACACTCTCGACGGCGGTGTAGGCCGCGAGCATGGTCTTGTTGGCGACGTTGGAGAGGATGCCCGACAGGGAGATCGTGCTGAAACTGCTCCCGCCGCTGCCGGACGCCTGAATCAGGCGTCGGTCGGCGGCAAACGCGGCTTTGATCGTGTCGTTGTCCACGCGGCCGGGGCGGACATGTTCTCCGCCGGCGCGGATGGTCTCGTAGAGCAGGGTGTGCAGACCCGCGCCGCGCAGGTCTGAAGCGAAGGCGGCGTTCATGGACTTCTCGTCGTACCACTTGCCGACTTGGGCTTCGGGAAGCCCTGCGGAAAGACAAAGCGCGGCTTCGACGGCGCGGGCCGACTGGCCCGCATCGGTGTCGCGGCGGACGCCCGTGTAGACCGGCCGCTCGGCGCGTAGCACCTCCAGTTCGGTCCGCGCCACGTCCCATCCCTCGGCGATGGCCTTGGCTTCGAGGTCGGCATGCTTACCGCCGCCCACCGCGCAGACCTTGCGAACCTCGCCGATCCGCTTGGTCTCGGCGGCCGCCTCGGCGCGGATACGGGCAACCGGGGTGGCAGCGTCGGTGCTGCCCGTCGTCCCCGGATCATCGGCGGCCGTGGTGAAGGGCGCGTCCCCGGGTGCAGCGGCGTACATCGCGTGAAGGCTGGCCTTCTGGGTGTCGTTGAGTGAAGCGGGCTCGAAGCCCTTTGCCGCAAGCCACTGGTCGAACGTCATGTCGTCCTCCTTGATCGCTGCCGCCGCGACGCTCGCGGTCGTGTTGTCATCTGCACCGAGGGCCACAAAGCTCACTTCGCCGAGCACGCTGCGGCGGGCGATGTGAACCGGTCCCTCGAACTGCTGTCCGTTTGCTGCCGCAGTGCGGCCCTTGGGTACAAACTCCATCGAGCCGGGGTTAGCGACTGCGCCGAGCGAGGCCTGCCACGGGAACCCGTTCCGGCTGCTATCCACGATTTCGCGGGCGACAGGGCCAGCGCCGGAGATGACGCCCGACACCATGAGCCGCGAACCCTGCACGCCGATCGAATCGGTGTGCCCCACGATCAACGAGCGGTTGTGGTCCTTCAGAATGGGGCGGCTCTTCGCCGACACTTGGAGCCCGGCGAGGTCAACCACAACCGGGTGCGCCCACCCGGCCAGCGTCATCGCGCCCCCGGTGTACGCGGTCATCGAGAACTTCCGCAGCAGGGGTTTGCCGTCCGCGGGTTCGCCCGTGTCGGCTGCGGCCTCAAGCCACCCATCGACGGGCGCGCACAGGCTAAACACTCGATTACTCGGCATTGCTGTCCTCCGGTCCGGCGGGTTGGAGCGGCTGCGACGGCTCGGCCTGAAGCCCAAGCTCCTTCATCAGCGCGACCTCTTTGGCACGCTGCCGCAACTCGGATTCCCAATCGCGCCCCTGCTTGGCGTACTCAGCTGCGAGCGTCGTGGTGTGCGAGGCGAGCCGCGTCTGCTGTGCCGTCGCTTCTTTCGCGGGGTCCACGTGCTCGTTGCCATCCCAGAACCACTGGTGCGGCAGGGCTGCGCCCGTCGAGACGAGCGTCCGAATCCGCAGCGGGAGTAGGTCCGAGATGAGCACGGCCTCGCGGAGCCACGCGCCGAGCAGGCGGTCCAGCACGACGCACGCGAGGTGATCCTGCTCGACGCGGATGCTCTTGAAGTAAGTCTGGTGGTCGAGGCGGCCGGATGCGTAGTTGTACCCCGAGGAGTTGCACGCCGCGACGTTGAACGGCATGTTCAAGCAGCGCGCAATCTCGTTGAGGATCTCGCGCTTGAACTCGGCGTATGTAGTCGCGGGCTGCTCGGCCTGTACCTGGGCCATCTTCCAGCCCCCGGGCATGGTCAGGAGTGAGCGGGCCTCGAGCTCGATCGCGTCCATCGGCTCGACGCTTTCGGCTTCGCCGTTGGCCGGAGCGTCGGTGTAGAGGATGCCTGCGAAATCGGCGGCTGTTTCGGCCGCGCCGAGGACGGCGAGCGTGAACCTGCGGAGTTGCGCAAAGAGAGGCAGGGCGGGCGTGATGTCGGGAACGCCACGGCTCTGACCGGGACGATCGGCCCTGAAGTAATGGATGACCGAATCGGCCGGGACGCGGTCGTACTCCAGTCCCAAGAAGCCGGTGCGAGTATCGCCTGGATGCCCCTTGAGGATGTGGTATTCGGATGGGTTGCCCGCATCATCGAAAACGATGCCGTCCACCGCATTGTCGCCGAGCAGGGAGAGATCGGGCGTTGAGACCTGGTCGGCCTCCACAAGACGAACGTCGAGTTTGACGGGGGTCGACAGGAGCGGGTTACTGACGAGAACGGCAAAGACCTCGCCGTCCGTCGCTCGCGAAGAGCGCATGGTGCGGAGTCGTTCGGGTAGGCCTATGGCCCTCGCCCAAGCCATGAACGCTTGCTCGATCTGCTCGTTGGCCGCGTCGTCCTCCGTAAGAAGTTGCAGCCGAGGGCCAGTGCCGACCACGTCGTTCGCGAGGGTCAGCACGATTCCCTTGGCATAGGAATTGTTCGCGGCCTCATAGCGGGCACGGTTTCTCAGAGCGCGACGCACCTCGGGCGAGGCGGAGGCATCGGCGCTTAGGCCGTCGGCGTTCGCCCAGTGCTTGCGATTGGCGTCGTTGGTGGTGGCGGAGTCGAACGCGGCGCGCATGATCCTGTGAATGACACCTCCCTTGGCGGGGGCCAAGGGCTTCGCTGCGGACGGCTTGGAGCGAAACCAACTGAGCATCAGCCTCCGTCCGCGCCGGGTGGAATGAGCCGTGTCAGGCGCAATGACCGTGCAGGCGCAGCCGCCGCCTGCTTGGATGCGAGGTACCGATCTGCTTCGATTTGGTCGTGCAGCGAATGCTGTTCGACGCTTCCGGCGTCACCGGAGGCCTTGGCGGGTCCGGACGCGTTGTCGCGGATCGCTTGCTCCAGAGTTGCGGCGGGCTCGGGCATTGATGCTCCTTGACGCAGCGGCGTGCGTCCAAGAGTCATCTACGCCAAGCCCCGCCGAGATGGCGGGACGCACGCTCATGGCGTTCGATAGATCGACCTATACCTGTGTTTCGCGCGTCAGCGTCCACCGCCCGCAGTGCCGACACTCCCGGCGACGGACAACCACACCGCCGGGCCGCCGCTTCAAATACACGACGCGAAAATGCTGGCAGCCGCAGGTCCGGCAGACCAAGCCGGTCTTCTGGCCAGCCTCCTCGGGAATGTTGCGCTTAGCTCGCGGCATCAGCGACGACCTCCCCGCAGCGCAGAGAGCTTGACGCGCGGTTTCACAGTGACGGCACGATCCGTGCCGAACAACACAGCGCCCTGCATCGACGCGGCCACCGCTGCGCCGACCAGACAGTCCAGCCAGTGGTTGTCGAGTCCGTCCACCCGGAGCTTCCATTCGTCAACCGTTCGGCCACGTCCTTCAGTCTTGACCCTGTATTCGCTGGTCAGGTGCTCAGACAACAGGCGATGGTGCTCTGCCTTGTGTCCGAACAGCGTCAGGCAGCCGGGGTCGCCCATCGGTACCGTGAAGCGCGCATGTGCGAAGGACTTCCAGTAGTTCGTATCGAAAAGCACGTGCCGCACCGCCCGCTTCCCGGTGATGACAGGGATGCGCCAGTTCAAGCCGACGCGATCACCTCGCTTCCGCTTGTACTCCGAGAACGGGATGCTCGACGCGCCCACGTAGCGCCCATGGCTGGGCATGAGCACGCTGGCGTGGGGCGACTGGCGGCAGAACTGGTAGACCACGTCGGTGGACGATCCCCAGTTGGCATCCACAAGGCAGCGGTCGATATGGAGCATGGCACCATCATCACGCCGCCACTCTCGTGCAACGGTCGCGTCGATGAGGCGTTCCAGCCCCGCGTAGATCGCCCCCTCAACGCCCGCCCGAGGAGACGCCGTTCCCAGCGTCTTGCGCAGGTCGCGGAGCGTGAAGTACGGGGCCTTCTGGTCCGGTTCGGTCCCGTAGTCGATGACGTACCCGGTAAAGTCGTCTTCCCAGGCGGCCACGAGGTAGAACAGCGCCTTGCCCTGCACGTCCACGAACATCGTCAAGCGAGTGCAGCCGATGGGCACCGCGGCGCGGGCGTGGCCGCTGAGCTTCGCCGCAATCTGATCGGCGGTGAGAAGATCATCATCGGCAGCGACCTCGGGCAGCGGCTCGTTCTGGTACTCGGCGAAGAAAGCGTGCTCATCCTGGAGCCGAAGATTCATCGCGTGCTGGATGGCCGAGCGTTCATCGTGGTTAAAGCGCTCGGGCCACGCGACTCGGGCTCCCTCATCCATCGCCGTGCGGTGCTGCTCGTAGAACACCGTGGCCTCGCCAATCCCCCGGTCGTTCCTCAGGCCGTCGGCACGAATCTCCGCATACCGCGCCCACAGAGCATCCCGCACCGGGAACGCATACACCATCTTCGTGCGCTCGCCCTGCCATTGCGGATGCTTGTCACGGTCGAGGATGCGATCGGCCATGTCATCGGGACGCACCACCGTCAGCGTCATCAGCCCGGCGATCTTCCTGCCGGGACCGCCGAGGCCGAGGATTGCGCCCGCCAGGATGCGCTCCCGTGTTGCGCACTGCGAAGGGGACCGAGCCGACTCGTCCGTTTGCGGGTCGTCGATCAGCACGAGCGACGGACGGAGGCTCGCCCCATCCGCCCGCTTGTGCTTCATGCCGCGAATGCGTCCGGTGATGCCTGCCACGCGGATGATCGCGCCGGATGCACGCGAGCCGGCGATGGTCGGCAGCACGATTTCCTTCGCCGTCCAACCGATGTGGGTCTGTTCGCCAAGGTGCAACTGCCCGGCCGCCCGCTGGTGGATGCCCTCCAGTGCCGTGATCGGGTGGCACACCTCCGGGAAGTCGGCAGCGAGCATCTCGCTGTTCTCCAGCTCGGCCTTGATGCTGTCGAGCATGCTGGAGGCGTGCTCTTCGTCGGAGCCGATCAGCGCGACAAACTCGCGATGCCCGTAGAGCAACGCCCACAGACATGCCGTCTCGCAGAGCGATGTCTTGCCGGAGCCACGCGGCATCGCCATCGCGAACAGCCCGCCCTCCAGCACCGCCTGCTCGATCTTCGAGATGACCTTGAGGTGATCGTCTGACCACTTGAGATGGAACGTCTGCGGGAAGTACGCCTCACAAAAGTACCTGAAGTCTCGCTCGGCCCGATCGCGCCGACCCACATCCGCGATCTCGGGGATCTGTCCAATGTCCCGCCCGGAGAGCGAGAGCGTCGCATTGCGCTGGCGGGCACGTTCCTTCAGCGCTTCGTACCCGGTCAGTCCGCCAGCATCCTTCTCGGCCTCGGCGATCGCCTCCCGTCGCGTCGTCACCAGCCACGCGACGTACCGGAAGAGATCGACCCTGCCAGCGTCTCCTTCCGCGGCGACACGGAATCCAGCGCTCGTGCGGTGGCGATGGAGCTGCCGCTCGGTGATCACATCTCCGAGCGGCGTGCTGTTGAGCAGCCGGGCGAGTTCACCGGGCTTGAGTTTGCGAGGGTCAATCGCCACCGGCGGACAACTCCTTCACGAGCCAGGCGGCGTAGTGCACGAGATTGATGGTCCCGTCCGTGTTCGTGGGCGCACCAGCCGCGATGTCGTCGCACAGCATCGCTTCGGTCACGGCCTTCGCACCAAGCCGCGTCAACACGTGGGCCGCATCGCCCACGGGCAACGCGGCGGGGTTCAACCGGGACATCACCTGTGATGGCCCGGCACTAGGCGCGTGTTCGGGAGTCATCGCGGACCTCCGCTGCCCACATGTCCCGCCACTCGCCCACATGTCTGGCGTAGTTGCCCACAAGGGCAAGATTCACGGCGAATCCTCGCGCAATCGCCTTGCCGGTGCGCGGATGTCATGGCTTCATGTGTCACAACGCGGAACGAAACCCCGCGACGGAGAACACGAACATGAAGAAGAAGACCGATACGAATGCACGCGACGCGAAGGCGAGCCACATGGCGGCGGCGACGGAAGCGATCCGCAACCGCCTCGGATTGGAAACGCTCGAGGACCGCAAGCGCGACGCCCTCGACTTCCACGACATCTCGGTGGCCAGCATCCGCGACGCGATCGCCCTCGCCTTCGAGGCCGGGTTCGCCGCAGGCAGCGGAGCCCCTGCCCCCTTCAAGTTCGACCCCGCCGACCCGGGCGAGATGCTCGACACGCTGGAGATCACGAAGAAGTCCGGACGCCCGACGGGCGGAACATGGGTGAAGGGGAACATCGCGGGGCACGCCTTCGAGGCGCTGGTCTTCCCCGAGCACGCGACCGACCCGGCCTTTGAACTCGACGACAGCCGCATCTCGAAGATGTGGCTCCAAGAGCATTTCACACACCGCGAGGTCGCCTGCTTCGACCGGGGATGGGACCGCCAGCCCACGACCGACGCAGCCAAGACCATCGTCGGGTTGCTCGCGGCCGGGCTCGCCGAGCACATCTTCGGGAAGTGAACCCCACGCGACGACGCGGGAGACCGCGCCGGACGCGATTCCCCGCCGCAGCGTGCGGCGGGATTCCGCACCCGTAGTTTGGAGAACAGCATGAGCACGAAGACCACGAAGAAGCCCGTCCGCATGTCCAAGAGCGCCGCCCGCGCCGAGGGGGCCGCTCGCAGCGAGCGCCTCCGCAAGGCCGCGCTCGCCGAGATCAAGAAGCGGCTCGACGGGAAGCCTGCCGAGGGCGCGAAGGCGAAGGGCAAGGGCGACAAGGCACCGAAGACGCCCACGGCCCCGAAGCCCGCGAAGGAGAAGAAGCCCAAGCGCGTCAGCGCCCTCGACGCAGCCGCGCAGATCATCGCCGGGGCGAAGGTCCCCATGCGGGCCAAGGAGATGATCGCGGAGATGGAGGCCAAGGGCCTCTGGAAGAGCCCCGGCGGCAAGACCCCCGAGGCCACGCTCTACGCCGCCATCATCCGCGAGATCGCCGCCAAGGGGAACGCATCGCGCTTCAAGAAGCACGACAAGGGCGTCTTCGTCGCCGGGAAAGGAGCCTGAGCCGTGGCCGCTACCACCGCCCAACTCGAGGGCGTTCTTCAGGCCGCGCTCTACCTGCTCGGCGCGAGGCAGGACCAGATGCTCACGATCGAGGAGTGGACGGACCTCGCACGGGCGGTTGCAGCATGCCAAGAGCGGAAGACTGCAGACTACCTCACCGACCACGACCTCGAAGATATCGCTGAGCGCTACGCCCTCGAATGGGATGAAGCGATCGATGGGCCACTGCCCAACCTCGAAGGGGAGTAGGTCGCACATCACGCCCCGCCCTTTGCCGCGACACGGGTCGCGGCTTTCTCTTCGGCCACACCCTTCGCGGGAAGACGCTCGGCCTTGCGGCCCGCGAACTTCTCCCAGCGCTGTACGATGACATCGCAGTAGAGCGGGTCCAGTTCCATGAGGTACGCCCGCCGCCCGGTCATCTCTGCACCGATCAGCGTCGACCCGCTCCCGCCGAACAGGTCGAGCACGTTCTCGCCCGGACGCGACGAGTACTCGATGGCGCGCCGCGCCAACTCCACAGGCTTCTCGGTGAGGTGGACCATGCTCTGCGGGTTCACCTTCTTGACCGACCAGGTGTCCGGCACGTTCGCGGGACCGAAGAAGCGGTGCGCTGCTCCTTCCTTCCAGCCATAGAAGCACCATTCGTGGTTGCCCATGAAGTCCTTGCGTGTGAGGACCGGGTGCTCCTTGATCCAGATCACCGCCTGTGAGAAGTACAACTCCATCGCCTTGAGCACGGGCGGGTAGTTGGCGCAGTTGGCGTAGCCGCCCCAGATGTAGAAACCCCCGCCGGGGATGAGCACGCGGGCGATGTTGCCGAACCACGCCGCGAGGAGATTGTCAAAGGCCTCGTCGCTTACGAAGTCGTTCGCTAGCGGTCTGTCCTTCGCCCGCAGTTTCTTCTGCGTGGGCTTTGCCTTGCTCGGGTGCCGGGCCACATCCATGCTCTGGTGATGCGTCGCCTGGAACGACGAGAGCCCGGCGGCGATGGCGTTGTTGCTGCGGGGCTCAACCTTCACGTTGTACGGCGGGTCGGTGTTCACGAGGTGGATCTGTGCGCCCGCGAGCAGCCGGTCCAGGTCCGCGGGCTTGGCAGAGTCGCCGCACATGAGCCGGTGATTGCCGAGCACCCAGATGTCGCCCGGCACCGTCGTCGCGGCGTCGGGGGGCGCGGGCACATCGTCGGGATCGGTGAGCCCGTCGTTCCCGGCGGGAGCCATGAGCGCCGCCAGGTCCTCCTCGCTGAAGCCGAGCAGCGACAGATCGAAGTCCGCGATCTTGAGGTCGCTCAGTTCCAGCGGCAGCAGGTCCATGTCCCACGACGAGAGCTCGTGGAGTTTGTTGTCCGCGATTCGCAGCGCCTTCACCTTTTCGGCGCTGAGCTCACGCGCGACATGCACGGGCACCTTCTCCAGCCCAAGTTTCTCGGCCGCCTTCAGCCGGGTGTGTCCGGCGATGACAACGCCGTCGCCATCGACGACGATCGGGACGCGGAACCCGAACTCCTGGATGCTCTTGGCGACCGCGTCGATCGCGCCCTCGTTCTTGCGCGGGTTCTTCTCGTACGGCTTCACCTTGGCTAGCGGCCACATCTCGATCTTCATGCCTCGCTCCTTGCGGCGATTGCGATTCCGTTCATGCCCCGCCGCACGCGCGGCCGGACCCGTCGGTTTGCTGTTGGATCTGCGTCGGGTTGGCGTCGGGTCGCCCGTTCCGGATTGCGCCCGTTTGCCACGGGTTCGCCCACGCTGGCCCACGTCGCGTCCTTTGGGGAGCGGGCGGACGACGCCGCAACGCCCCCGGCCGGGCGCTCGGACGCGCAAACAAACTCAGTCGGGAAGCGCGGCTGTTCCCGCGGGCGTAGGGGGCCGGTCCCCCCTCGGGAAGTACCTACCCCGTCCCTAACTACCCCAGTTACCCACAATCCGCCCCGTCCCGCCCTGTTGGGCGACGTTGGGCCGTGGGCCGCGAGCGCGACGGCGGGGCAAGGCCCCGAGCCGTGCGCAACCCCGCAACCCGGGCCAACGTCGTGGCCCACGGGCGGGAGCCCGCAAGGGGGCCGTGCTGCGGCGCACTGCCGCGCACTGACGCGACAGTTCCCATTGATACCTATGCACGCGGGCGCGCCATCGCACGCGCCCGCACGCACGCGGGGTGCGGTCGGCCGTGATGGCGACTGACGCGACAGTTCGTGACAGTGCGGGGCAGCGGGGCTCATACGGGCGGCACCTCCCCGCGCAGGCCGATGCCCTCGTAGAACGAGACCATGCCGGTTCCGCGACGGCGTGCAACGCCCGGCGCAGCGGCCATGAGATCGCGGCCGAACGCCTGCTTCGTGCTGACGGCGTTGCGACCGTCCTGCTCGCACCACCCCTTCCAGGCGTCGTAGAGGTTGTCCACCCATGCTCGATGGCCCACGCCGACGACGCAGCGGTCACGGATGAAGGCGCCGACAGGGGAGCCGAGGTCCTCCATGTCGCGGATGGCATCCTCGCCGCTCTTGGGCTGGACGAACCGACCGCGCTGCCGGAGCCGCTTCCACCCCTCGATGGCCCACAGCAGAATGCCCGGCAACTCGGCGAGCAGTTGGTCGGTGAGCGTCACGTCCTCGGTGCCGTAGAACGTGTTGGACAGCCGCAGCACGAGGAATCGCCCGGCGAGTGCCGTGCTGGCGTCGTTGAGGCGGGGCAGTTCGTTCGTCAGGAACATGAACCGCGTCGCCAGTTTCATGCTGACGGAACCGAGGAACTTGCGGTCGATGGTCAGAGTGTCCTCGCCGGAGATGCACAGCAGGCGTTCGACGACGGTGCCGACATTGTCGCCGCCGAAACGCGCGTCGCTGACGATGGCCAGGGACTTCTCGATCAGGGGCTGGAGGCCGAAGTTCCCGGCCAGACTGCTGGTCGTTGGCCCCACGACGTTGCCCGCGCCGACCAAGCGGGTGACGATGCGGCCGATCGTGCCCTTGCCCGACCGCCTCGGACCCACGAGCAGCAGCATCTTCTGCTGGCTCGTGTCGCCCGTGAGGCAGTAGCCCATCCACTCCTGGAGCAGTTCCACGGATTCGAGGTCATCACCGAACAATTGCTCAAGGAACTTGACCCATCGTTCGGGCGGCTCGGGGTTGGGCTCGTAGTCAAAGTCGAGCGCGTTGATGGTGAACAGCGCAGGCGTCGGGGCCAACACACGCCCGGTCGGGATATGCAGGTTCAGCGACTTGCACGGCAGGAGTTCGAGGGCGGGCGGACGGTCTTTCCCGGCGTCGAGCCAGGATGGCGAAACCGTCGATGCGGGCAGGTGAACGAACGCCCGGATGGTGTCGAGCGCCTGCTTGACCGTCGTCGGGTTGGACTCGAAGTCCACCAACTCCATCTCGCCCGTCTGCTTGTTGAGCACATACCGCAGCGCCTTGTGCAGCCACGGTTGGAGCCGCTGTTTGAGCCATTCCTCCTCGACCTGGCAGTAGCGGTTGCCGCGCCATTCCATGAGCAGGCCGCCGTAGCCGTGCAGCGTGCGGCCGTCGGTGTGCTGGTTGAACTCGCGGGCGTAAGCCTCTGCGGTCGGGAGCGTGCGCCGAGGCGACAGCACCAACCGGCCCGACGCTGGGTCTTTCTGACCGAGCGGGACCAGAAGGTCATCGCCTTCGGCTGGCTCGGGCGCATCGCTCGCCGCGGATGCCTCGGATCGGGGCGGGCTGCGGCGGCGGGGCGAAAACGTTTCCGTGCAGTCGGCGATGGCGCAGTCGATCGTCTTCTGCCCGTAGGTGTGCTCCCCGCGTTTCTCGTCCCATTTCTCGCGGAAGAGGCCCGAGCGCCGGAACAGCCGATCCATGCGCGCCGCGTCTTTGCCGGTCCAGAACGCCAGCAGGTTGCAGAGGGCCTGATCCGCGCCGCTGTGATCGTCGGCATGAAGCGATGTGTCACCAGCCCACAGTTTCTTGAAGCGGTCGCCGTTCTTGGCCGCGCCCGCCCTTTGGATCAACGCTTCGTCGTCGCCGCTGAATCCTGCGGTGGCCACGGTGCCGTTGAGGTGCGGGTGACGCTTCTTCGGCCACAGCCGAATGCACAGGGCATTGAGAGCAGACTGCCGGTCCTCGACCTCGGCGGGAGTGTCAGGCACTCGCTGCCCGGTGACCGTGAAGAACCGATCCCTGTCATAGACCTCGGATTCCTTGAACCCTGCGATGGCCTTGGACTTGCAGCCGACGCCCTCCGGCTTGCGCCCGGCGATAAATACCTTCACGCCGCGCCCGCTGGGCGAGATCTCGGTGTAGGAGTTCAGCGCGTCGATGATTTCGCGTGCGGCCGAGACGATGTTCCCGGCGTCGTCGATGCACCCGTCCAGGTCGATCCCGGCGATCGGGCCGTCGGCAGTGAAGACGTAGCCGATCCCGGCGTACCCGCCCGCCTTCCACGCCGCGACCACCTCATCGAACGAAGCCCAGGTTGCCGGATCGGTCGAATCCGCGCGCCCGCCACCCCGCGCGTTGACGGGGCACTTGGTCTGCTTGCCGCCCCGGGTGATGTACTTCCAACACACCCACTGCGAGCGTTCACGCAGGGCTGCGGGGATGCGGGTCGGATCGAGGGCCGCGAGGGTTGAGGATGTCTCGCGGCCCGCCGTCGGGTCATTGGGCTTCGCGTCGCCGGAAGATTCGGTGGTCACGATGCAACCGCAACCTCCTTCGGGACAGTTCCCTCGCTACGAAGGACGCGGAAAGCGTCGTTCCCGAGTTCGTGCGAGCACATGCCGACGAACACCCGCGCGACGGCGAGCGCGAGCGGGGCACCGGCGTCAAGAACCACCAGACGCTCCTCGGCGTTGATGGCGTATCCGGCCTCCAAGCGGACAGCGGACTCCCCGTGCAGGCAGCCGACGGAGAGAATCGCCAAGAGCAAGGTGTCTTCGACCGCACCCATGTCGGTCGTTTCGTTGAACTGAATGCGATACACGGAGCGGCCAGAGCGGTCGTCTTTGGTGGTCATGTTGAGCCTCCTGAGCACATCTACGCGGACGGGGAAACGAGTGGCGGGCGAGTTCACAGGTACTCATCAAGCCCGGCGTCGCGGAACACCTCCCGGATGCGGGCGCACTGATCACGCAGGGTGCGACGCGGGATGCCCATCTGCTCCGCGATCGGTGCCAGAGCGTCACGCTGGAGGAGGTCCACGAGTTGGCGTTGGAGGGGTGTCAGTAGAGGCAGGACACCGGCGAGATCGATCCGCAGGTTGATGATGTGCTGCTGCCTGCCTTCAGATGTCGCGCGATCCACAAGCACGTCAGTCAGACCATCGAGCGACTGGGTCGTGCCACGGCGCTTCTGAGCGTGTCTCTCTCGGAGCAGCGAGGCTTTCTGACTGCTCACGACGATGTTGACAAACGCTTCGCGGGGCGCACGAGCGGGGTCGTAGGTGTCCCAGACGGCGAGGAGCCGAGCCATGAGCTCGGCGGCGAATGCCTCCATCTCGCCACTGCGGATGATGCCGCGCTGGTTGAGGTCCTTGACTTCGGTGGCGATGACCATATTGGCGAACTGGAGGTCTTTGGGGTCGATTTGCATGGAGGCGAGTCCTTGATGAGCGCAGCCACAGCGCCGGGGCGCGCGGCCACGTTGATTGCGGGCGGAGATGAGCGGTCAACTATGAGGAGGGCGGCGAGACGGACTCAGGCTTCGATCAGCGCCCAGTCGGGCGCATCGAGGATCGATTCAGCGGGGTCGCTATGGACCCCCCGGGTTGCTTCCGGCGGGGACAACAACTGGGCATCAGGAGGCCGAGCCCGTGGAATCACGCGGCGGCCTGACCGGCTGGTTGCACTATGGGGGCGGTCAGTCACGCGACACCCCCTCACGCTTGGCTCGGTCGCTGAGCAGCCTCTCGACCGTGGCGCGATCGAACAACATTCCCCGGTCGGTCTTGACGTGCGGGAGCGCACCCCTCTCGGCTTCGGCCCGCAGCCACGTCACCGAAACGCCCAGCGATCGGGCCATTTCGGCGAGGGTGAACGGTCGCTCGGTTGGTGTAGTAAGCATGCCCGAAGCATCGCAGGCAGTCTCACCCAATGCGCCGGAGTTGTGTCGGCATGTGCGCCGGAGTTATGTCGCCGCCCGCGAATCGGCCAGTCGCTTCAGCCCATCCGGCGTAAGGGCGTACCCCTTGCGCTTGCCGTGCGGCCGGTTGACGAGTCCGAAGCCTGCCAGTTCGGTAAGCAGACGCCCGACGGTTTCACGATTTCGGATTGGCCCGGTACCCGCGATGTCGATCACGGTCTTGCACTTCGATGGCGACTTGGCGAGGACCGCCAGGATGGTCTCGTGGTCTGCGGTTAGCGGTGTACTTCTGAAGTTCCCGGAAGCATGGTCGGTTGGTCGTGATCCCTCCGGAGCCGCAGCCTCCATCGTCTTGCCCGAGTTGGACTCTGCCGCCGCGATCGCCACTAGGGCCTCATAGGCCGCCTGCAGTCGCTGCCCGCGACTGTACAGCTCGCACATGCCTCCGTTCACAAACTCTTCTTCGTGAGTGCCGCCATTCGAATAGATGAACCCAACGAGGTGGTCCTTCAGTGAACGAATGGCCAACCGCGTATCAACCTCCCACGCGAGGGGTTCGTTTACGAGCCCATTGAGGAGCGGCCCAACGCCGTTGCTGGCGGCTTCCGCATCCTTCAGGTGATCCAAGATCGGATCGATCCACTTGTGCAACTGGTTCTGCACCTCGACGGTCAAGGCATAGGTATTCGCCTCAGTCCCACGAACTGACAGTTTCTGAACCCTTGCACCGAGGCCCATGAATCTCTCATCGACGCCAACGAGGGCCGAGAGCAGCGCTCCGATCCTCTCCGCTCGGTGTTCAGTGCTAAACGTCGGCCCAGCATCGACCTTGGGTGTCGGTGGCGGCGTAGTTGCCTCAGACGCTCGTTGCTTCGCCGCCTTCGCGTCTACGTTCGCAAGCACCTGCTTCCATGCCGCCTTCACCCGCTTGCCGTGCTCGGCGATCAAGTGCTCGCACTGTTTGATGAAGAACTCCTCCGGCGCAGTCAGCGAGAACTCTCGCCCACCCGTCTTCATTCTGGCGCGGGCGATAAATCGCTCGACCTTCTGAAGTTCACCGTTGGTCCATTCTGGTACGGCCGACAAGTCGTCGATGTCGCCCTCGGTCAACATGCCGACGAGCTGATCACAGGCGTGTTCGGCCTCCGCAGCGTCGTCTAAGTGCCCGAGATGGCTGAAGCACGTTCTGATCCGGTCACGGATGTTCTCGATGATGTGCAGTAGCGGATGCGGATTGAAGCCAACCTCGCTGGACGACTGGGTCTGCACCAAGTCGCTGGCGAGCCGCCAGTAGCGACTGAGCATCTGAAGGAAGCGTGCGGGCTCCGCGAAATCCTTCACGGCTGCGCCAGTTGGGCATCGGCAAGACACGACCATGACGTTTGCCAGTCTGGACATCTGCGCCTTGGCACGCGCCGAAGCCGTTTCTTGGCAGACATTCATCGCCTTCTCGACCGCAGACTGAATCTCAGCGGGCGTTTCCGCGAGCGCGGCCATCGCCGGGTGTGCCATCATCACCGTGGACATCAGGATGCCGAATCGCTCTGAGACTTCCATTTCCAGCAGCGCCGGCGACTTCATCATGGTCTTGATGCCCTCGAATCCCGCTTGCTTCAAAATCGCATCGGCATTCGCCTTGACCTCTTCAACCCATGCCTTGTGGTCGGCCGCGGGTATGGCGTCCGGATAGTCGCGGCCAATCCGGAGAAGGTCGCGGGTGACCATGAACAGCACGACCACATCTGCCACGCTCTGGGGATCGGGCTTCACGGCCTCCGGCTGGGGCCGCCCACTCGGTGCCGTGCGTGGAGGCATGGCCACCTCGACGCGGAGTGCTTTGATCCGCGAGATGAGTGAATCGAGCGCCGAGAGATACGACCACTTCACTATGACGTTGGCGTACCACCGGTCATGATGCTCCGCACGAGCTGCCGCACTCGCATCCTTCACCAGGGAGAAGATCGCCTCGTTCTGTCCAACCTCAGCCAGCGAGCGACACGCGTCCTGGATCGCGTCGCTCGTCTCTTCGAGGTAGCCCGTGCTGCCTTCATCGATCGACCAGTAGGGATAGGTGCCGCCATCCACAGGAACACTGCGGCCGCCTTCGTCGGGCTCACCGGGCCGCGATCCCTCGCCCGGGCCGAACATGCCGATGGCTTCCTGCGCGTATCGGTCGAGCACGTTTCGATGCGTCCAGAGGAACGTGCCTTCCGCGTCGATCGCCTCCACCATCTCCTTCCAGCCGCGAACGTCGTCGCGCGAAACGCGCTCATTGATGCCGGTACGGCTCCTCACCGCAAGCGGGTTGCGACGGCAGGCGGCGGCCCAGTACAGGAACATCAGACGATGACGCTCGACGGCGCGGAGAAGATCGTTGACGCGATCGATCACCGACGCAACACCCGTGGCGGCTGACGCCTGGTTGCGCAGCATCGCTTCCCACCGATCCGCCCGCCTCGCATACTCCGCCCGCGCAAGCACGGCCTTAGACGCTGGCGGGTCATAGACCCCGGGGTCCGGGTCGTCGTACATCGCCAACCCATCGATCGCCTCGTCCAGCAAAAAGCGTTCGTCCGGCGACAGAGCGACCGCGGTCTGAAAGTTGAACACAGGCGAACCGTTTGCCGAGTACTCCTTGGCGAACAACCCGCGAAGGGTTGCGGCAGCGCCGGCGGTGCCTGCGCGATGGAAAACAGTCGATGGCGTCGCCGTCGCACCCGACCCAATGAACAGGTACGCGGGTCCATCCTGCTTCGGGGAAGCGGCGCGATGCGTGACCACGTCGGTCATCGCGGTCTTGGCGGCGGTCACCATCTCAGAAAGCCAGGAGGGGTACCGCCCGTTCTTGGGGTACGCGGGATCATTCAGGTCCAGAGCCATCGCCACCTCTTGGGGCGTCAGTTCCGCCTCAAGCTTGAATGAGAACTCCTGCCAGTCGTCCGTCCCGGCCTCTTCCGGCAATCCGTGCTGATGGTTAAGCCGAGCGACGACAAGCTCGGCGACGGCGCTAGAAGGCGCGGCGAGCAGTGGATAGGTCGCCACCGAGCGTTCGCCCTGGGAGCGCAGGTCTGCGCTGAAGGTGACTTCTTCATGGACGACGGTGATGAAAACGATCCACTTGCTCATCGGACACGGCGGTTCCTGGTCGGAACCGGGGTTCCGATGATCAAGTTTACGGCGTTGGTTCAGGGGAATCAGGCCCGTTTGGCCTGTCGCCAACGGGCGCGCTGCCGACCCCAGTCCGGCTCCCCTGCGATGCTCCTGACCTCGCGCTCGGACACGGCATCTCGGTCACCCGCAACCGGCGGCAGGAAGAGAATGTCCTCCTGAATGTCCGGAGCGAGATTCAGCAGGTTCACGATCTGGCTCACCCGGGCGCGGGTGACCTGTCCCAGTTCTGCGATGTCGGCAAAGTCCGCGACCTCCCCGAGCCGGACGAGGTTGTCGAACCGAATCGCCAACGCCATCAGCTTGGAGAGGCGCGGCACGCGCCCGTCGTGCACGGGAGCCAGGGGCGGTTTCTCTCCCGCGTTCAGAACCCGCTGGCCGGTTCGTCCCGTGGTGAAGTGGACCGTGAAATCGAGCGTCACACCATCGGTCATGCCGACACCTCCTGATTTTCGTGTTGGCCGATCGATCGGAGGCCCAGCGGATGGAACGTGATCGACACCGACCCCTTAGTCGCGTCGTAGTCCACGCGCTGGACCAGCATCCGCATGAGCTTGGCCTGCTCCTTCGGAGACAGCCGCGACCAGACCCCGTCGAACTCACCGAGGGCGGCATCGACCTCGGCCTTCGTGATCTGGGCGGCGTCGGCGTCCGTGATTTCGCGCCGGAGCGAGGCCATTCGGTCGTCGGCCATCTGGACCTTCTGGTGGAGGTCGGCCAGACGGGCGGCGGCGTGCCCATCGGTGGCGGCGTCCCCCGCCGTACGCCCAAGGTCGGCGTGAAGGCGGCCGAGTTCCCGCTCGACCACCCCCAATTCGCGCTCGGCCTCGGCCCGCTGCTGCGTCATCTGCTGTCGGCACTTCGAGAGCGTGAGCGACAGCAGCGCCGGGTCTTTGCCGATCCGCTTGATCTGCTCGACCACAAAGCCCTCGATCTGCTCGGCGGGAATGGACCGACACGGGCATGCGTCCCAGCCCTGCTTCTGGGCCTTGTAGCAGACGTAATAGCGATAGACGCGGTCCTTGCCCTTGTTGGCGCTGGTGTGTCCCATCGTGAGCCCGCATGGGCCGCAGTGGATCAGCCCCTTGAGCAGCGCGCCGTACTTGTTCCGCACGAGCATCCCGCCCGCGCGTCCATTCGACCGCAGCAACTCGTGGACCTTTGTCCAGAGAGCCTCATCGACAATGGCGTCGTGTTCACCGGGGAACGTCTCGGCCTTGTACCGCACTTTCCCGCGATACAGGACGTTGGCGAGGACCTTGAGCACGGCGGGCTTGTCCCACACGCGCCCGCCGTACGCCGCACCCTTCCGCGTCTGGACCGCTTTGGTCTTCAGGCCGCGACGGTTCAAATCACGGCACACATCCAACAGCGAACGGCGCTGGAGGTACAGGCGGAAGATGTCGCGGACCAACTCTGCGTCTGCAGCGTTGACCACAAGCTTCTTCGTAACAGGGTCCACGTCGTACCCGAGCACAGAGCGGCCGCCCGACCATTTGCCCTTCCGCCGCGCCGCCGCGATTTTGTCCCGCGTCCGTTCAGAGATGATCTCCCGCTCGAACTGCGCGAACGAGAGCAGGATGTTGAGCGTGAGCCGCCCCATCGACTGCGTGGTATTGAACTGCTGGGTGACGGAGACGAACGAGATCTTCTTCCGCTCGAACAACTCCATCATCCGGGCGAAGTCGATCAGCGAGCGGCTCAGGCGGTCCACCTTGTAGACCACCACACAGTCCACTTTGCCCGCCTCAATGTCGGCCATCAGGCGTCCGAGCGCAGGGCGGTCCATGTTGCCGCCCGTGAATCCGCCGTCATCATAGCGATCGGGGATGCACTGCCACCCTTCCGCCTTCTGGCTGACGATGTACGCTTCCGCGCTCTCCCGCTGCGCGTCGAGCGAGTTGAACTCCTGCTCGAGGCCGTCCTGCGTGCTCTTGCGTGTGTAGATGGCGCACCGCACCCGCGTGGTTGGCTTTGGCTCCGGTCGCCTGCTCAT